AGTACCTCGATGTACAGGCACGTAACACACTCTCTGCAGCAACTTCTGCAGTGTTCGGTTATGACCGCTCTTCACTACAGGGTGTCAATGACTGGTACAACGAAGGAACTGCAGCAACTTCATTTGCAGGACTTGATGGTAACTTCAAGTTGACTACAGGTGCAGTTAAGGATGCTGCTCTTACCCTTGCTGGTAAGAACATTCCACGTCTCGGTGAGACATACGTACAGTTCGTACATCCAAAGCAGTCACGTGATATTCGTTCGAACCCAGAGTTCATCGAAGTCACGAAGTACGCTGCTCCAGGAAACTTCATGCTCGGTGAAATTGGACGTCTCTATGACGTAGTATTCATCGAAACAACACAGGTTAAGAAGTTGTCTGCAAACGCAGGCTACACAACCTCTTCAAGCGTAGGCGTTCCTGCGTCTCAGATTGAGGTTCCTGTTAAGGCTAACACTCGCCCAGGTTCAGGTGGTAACCCAGAGTCTTCTGATTACACTGCAGAAAAGGGTTATCTAACTTCCGCAACTGGAAATGATGCAGAAGTTTATGAATCTATCATGATTGGTGACAATGCATTTGGTCACGCAATCTCTCTCCCAGTTGAACTACGTGATGGTGGTGTTCTTGACTTTGGTCGTGAGCACGCTCTTGCTTGGTACGCAATTTGGGGTCTTGGTGTTATCACAGACCAGGCTATCGTCAAGGTCTACACCAACTAGTTTTACCTTATGTCTGGGAGCCATACTCCTTCTTTGGCTCCCAGACATAAACAACCACACAACTTAGGAGAACAAATACCGTGGCAAATAAAGCAACAAGTCCATTGGATGCAACAGGAGTTGCAGCCGAAAAAGCAGCAAAAAAGAATGCTGCAGAATTAAAAAAGCGACAAGAAGAAATCTCTATCGCTAATCAGTTAGAGGCAGAGTCTCTTGAAAAAGATATCTTTGACCCAAAGAAACCAGACGCTCCACTCGTATTAGATGAGATTGAGGACGTCGGAGTATCAGTGTCGAATGAGTACGTAGTCATTCGAACAATTACAGACATTGATGACATGACTTTTGGTGTCGTAAATGGAACTCCGCAAAGTTATTCCTTTAAATCAGGTGTTAAGTACCGTGTTCCACGGCACATTGCTGATTACTTGGAACAACTTGGATACATTTGGCGGCCTAACTAAGCCGTCGCAAGTAGTCCGCCCTCAACTGGTTCCCGCCCTCCTCCCAGTTGGGGGTCGGACCTTTTTTGTGCTGTGAATTTGGCAATTACAAGAGAGAATTGCCACACCTAGTTTTGGAGGTTCCGTGGCTACACTCTCAGTTCTGTCTGACAGACTGCGCTATGAAATTGGCGATATTCCAAAATCTTTTGTGTACACATTTACAGCAGACGGAACCACAAATCGTTTTCTAGTTCCATATTCTCCTTTAGATGGAGCCAATCTAGTTATTACAAAAAATGGAACTAATATTTCAGATGATGTTGAGGTAGAAGAAGCCACAGGTTACATAGTTTTTGACACTGTACCCGCAGACGGAGATGACATTATCGTTGCTGGAAACTACTTTAAATACTTTACATCCAGAGAAGTCGAACACTATGTTTCAACTGCATTTACAGAACACTCTTTAAATCACACAGATTCTTACGGGCGCACGATGACAATTGCAAATCTTCCTGGAGTTGAAGAGTACCCTGTAGTTGTGCACGCATCTGTTCTTGCACTGTATGCCTTAGCAAATGATGCTGCATTTGACATTAACGTGTTTGCACCAGACGGTGTAACAATTCCTCGTTCTGAACGTTATCAGCAGTTAATGCAAATGGCTCAGGCTCGTCAAGCACAGTACCGTGAATTATGTTCACAACTTGGTATTGGTATGTACAAGATTGACGTGTTCAGTGTTCGTAGAATTTCTAAAACAACTAATCGCTATGTTCCAATCTATCAACCTATGGAAGTTGATGATAGGTCCACACCAATTCGTGTGTTTGTTCCAATTCCAACATATGGTGGAACACAACCAGAAGTCACTGCTCTTGTTCAAGACCTCTATATTTATGAAGGCGATGACTACACCTTTAACGTGGTGTTTGACTTTGAATTAGACACCTACACTCCAACTGCGGAAATAAGACAGATGCCAGGAAGTTCTGCTCTTATAACGTCCTTCACTATTACAAAACCAGATGTTGGTACAGGTGATGGAGCAGGACTTCGTACTCTACAGTTGGACCTCAACGAAGACCAGACTCGTATGCTTCCTGGAACGTCCTATTACGACATTCAAATGGTTGATGCAGATGGCGTTACAAAGACGTACGTCACAGGTAAAATCTTCAAGACTAAAGAGGTGACTACTGAATGAGCCAATACGTAAGACCAGGGGCTAACTCAACGACGTATGTAAACGACGTTATTAGCATAACTACGCCTTCTGGAACGGTGTCTTACGGCACACCAGGAACCTCAGCAGAAGTAGTAATTCCAGACCTTGCTTACGCCCACACGCAAGGGACGTCAAGTGCTACTTGGACAATAAATCACAATCTTGACTTCTATCCTAACGTTACAGTTTTGGATTCTGCAGGTACAATCGTCGAGGGCGAAATTAACTACACCACTCGGAATCAAGTCGTACTCACATTCGCTGCAGCATTTAGTGGCAAAGCCTACCTATCGTAAGGAGACCTTGAGTGGCACGTAAATATTTAACCCCAATTGATTTAACTAAGTTAGAACTTCAGAATGCTCGAATTCAAAACTTAGCAACAGCACCAGGAAGCCCAGTAGTTGGTCAAGTCTACTTTGACACTGCTCTTGGATTTTTACGTGTATGGAATGGTACTGCTTGGGTAAACACTAGCGAAGGTGCACAAGGAACACAGGGAACTCAAGGCTCTGTTGGTGCAACTGGTGCGCAGGGAACACAAGGAACTGCTGGTGCGCAAGGTCTTGACGGTGCTAACGGAACACAAGGAACTCAGGGTTCTCAAGGAACACAGGGCACACAAGGAACTTTAGGTTCGCAAGGTACACAAGGTACAGAGGGTATTCAAGGTTTAGACGGTGCTAATGGTGCGCAAGGTACACAAGGTACGCAGGGCACACAAGGTACTGAAGGACAGCAAGGCGTACAAGGTACGCAAGGCACACAAGGTGTTCAAGGAACACTTGGTGCTCAAGGAGTTCAAGGAACTGAAGGAGCGCAGGGCACACAGGGAACTGAAGGAGCACAGGGAACACAAGGAACGCAAGGAACAGAGGGTGCACAAGGAACAGAAGGTGCTCAAGGTACAGAAGGTGCTCAAGGTACAGAAGGCGCTCAGGGCGTACAAGGAACCGAAGGTACACAAGGTGTACAAGGTAAAGAAGGCTCCTTTGGTGGTATCTCGTTTGAGTACAACTACGATGCCGTTTATACAATGGCAGACCCAGGCAATACTTATGTTCGCCTTAACAATTCTTCAAATTCTTCAGCAACAGCACTTGCAATTGATGACGTAAATGCTGCTTCAGTAGATATTCATCCTTATCTACAGACAATTGATGACTCTACTTCAACAATCAAGGGTCACGTAAAGATTTCGCTAAAGTCTGATAGCAATACATTTGCTCTCTACACAATTAGCAACGTAACAGATAATGCAACATGGTTTGAAGTAGCCATTGCGTATGTATCTGGTAATGGTTCATTTACAGATGAAGACGATGTAATTTTAACTTTTGCTCGTACTGGTGACGTTGGTGCTCAGGGTACGCAAGGCGTACAGGGTACGACTGGTGCACAGGGAGCAGAAGGAGCGCAAGGCACACAGGGCACCGAAGGTGCACAGGGTGCTGAAGGAACGCAAGGCGTTCAAGGAACTGAAGGTGCTCAAGGAACTCAAGGAACCGAAGGTGCACAGGGAACCCAAGGAACTCAAGGAACTCAAGGAGTCGAAGGACAACAAGGAGTACAAGGAACTCAGGGTACGCAAGGCGTACAGGGTACTGAAGGTACGCAAGGCGCTCAGGGTACTGAAGGTATTCAGGGTCTTGACGGTGCTAACGGTGCACAGGGAACTCAAGGTACTCAAGGTACAGAGGGTTCACAGGGTACAGAAGGTCAGCAAGGAACCCAGGGTACACAGGGTGTACAGGGAACTGTAGGTGCGCAAGGCACACAGGGAACTCAAGGTACTGATGGAACTCAGGGTGCTGAAGGTGCTCAAGGTTCGCAAGGTACTGTCGGTGCACAGGGAGTTCAAGGAACCACTGGTACACAGGGTGTACAGGGTTCTGAAGGTACTCAAGGTACTGCTGGTTCTAATGCCACCGTTACAGAAGGTTTTGGTATCCAAGTTGTTGCAGGTCAAGTATCTGTTGACACAACAGAGATTGCGACTCGTGACTATGTAGATGCAACCGCCCAAGGATTAGATGTAAAACTATCAGTACGTGCTGCTTCTTCTGCCGCACTTGCTGCATACACCTTCTCAAATACAGGTGGTGGAACTCTTACAGCAACTGCTAATGGAGCCATCTCTGTCGGTGGAGTAAGCCCTGCACAGGGACAGCGTGTCCTTATCAAGGATGAGGCTGGTGCTAACCAGAAGTACAACGGTATCTACATCGTTGCAACTGCTGGTGATGGAAGCACTCCATGGGAATTGATGCGTGCAGACGATGCGAACTCTTCAGCAGATGTAACTGCAGGTATGTTTACCTTCGTAGAAGAAGGAACTTACGCAGATACTGGCTGGGTACTTTCAACCAACCAGACAATTACTCTCAATACAACTGCCCTAACATTCACACAGTTCTCAGGCGCAGGCGCGTACACATGGGGAGCAGGTCTTAGCAATACAGGCACAACAATTGATGTTGGTGCAGGTACTGGTATCACTGTTGACTCTTCAAACGTAAATGTTGATACCACAGTAGTTGCTCGTAAATTCACGACAACAATCGGTGATGGAAGCGCAACTTCGTTTACAGTAACACACAATCTTGGAACACGTGGAGTTATGGTCTCGGTATATAACGCTGCTGCTAACTACGAAGAAGTTGTTGTTGACGTCGAAAAGACCTCAACAAACACGATAACAGTCAAGTTCGCCGAAGCCCCTGCAAATAATGCTTACGTAGTGGCGGTTGTTGGCTAATGAGCAAAAAAGCCCTTGTTCCAGTAAATGTTTTCGCATCTGATAACATTCCTCTTGGTCGTTTTCCAGGAGACCTTTACTGGAACACAGATGAACGTCGTTTATTTGCTTTTGACGGCGTTTCTTGGCTTCAACTAGTACCGCTTGCAGATGCAGACATTGTTGAAGGCGGAAATGAAGCCGCTGGCTCCGATACTTACGACACAACTGCAGAAGGCGGAGACGAGAACGCTGGAAGCGATGCTTACACAAGTTCCTACGATGGTGGAGGAGTGACAGTATAAAATGGCAGTCCGTATACAACTTAGACGCGGTACCGCAGCAGAGTGGTCTGCAAATAATCCGACCCTTGCTGCTGGTGAAGTTGGTATTGAAACCGACACGCTCAAGATAAAGATTGGTAATGGCTCCACTGCTTGGAACTCTCTTGGCTATGGCGGATTACAGGGTATTCAAGGAACCACAGGCGCACAAGGTGTTCAGGGAACTCAAGGTGTGCAGGGAGTTCAGGGAGTACAGGGAACTCTTGGTGCAACTGGAGCCCAAGGTACACAGGGAACTCAAGGTACACAGGGAACTCAAGGTACTCAAGGCACTCAAGGCACTCAAGGTCTTGATGGTCAAACAGGTGCGCAAGGAACCCAAGGTGTACAGGGCGAGACTGGTTCTCAAGGAACCCAAGGAACGCAAGGCACAGTAGGAGCGCAAGGAACGCAGGGTACTCAGGGTGTACAAGGAGAGACTGGAACTCAAGGCTCTGTTGGCGATACTGGCGCACAGGGAGTGCAGGGAACTCAAGGCACTCAAGGAGTACAAGGTCAGGTTGGTTCTCAAGGAACTGTTGGCTCTCAAGGCACTGTTGGTTCTCAAGGTACACAGGGTACTCAGGGAACTTTAGGTGCTCAAGGCACTCAGGGAACTCAAGGTACGCAGGGTACGCAGGGAACTCAAGGCACTCAAGGAGTTCAAGGTTCTCTTGGAACGCAGGGTGCTACTGGTACTTTCGGTGGAGAAACCCACGAATATAACTTCCTGACTGATACAGGTAACACTGACCCAGGAAACGGTAACTTTAAGTTCAACAATGCAACCATTTCAAGCGCTACTGTACTTTACATTGACAATGTTGACTTTAACTCAAATAACATTTCACAGTTACTTGCAACTATAGATGACTCAACCTCTGGAATTAAAGGAACTATTAAATTTACTGAGGTTGGAGATGCAAACAGTTTTGCCTTCTTCCAAATCACAGGCACGCATACGCACGAAAGCGGCGGCGCATACTTCAGCGTTCCTATCGCACACGTAACAGGAACTCTTTCTGTTGTAAACAACGATAACGTATACCTTACCTTTGCACGTGTTGGTGACAAGGGAGACACTGGTGCACAGGGAACTCAAGGCACTCAAGGAGTGCAAGGAACTTTGGGTACGCAAGGTGCTCAAGGAACTCAAGGAACTGTAGGTTCTCAAGGTACTCAAGGCACCCAAGGCGTACTAGGTACAACTGGTGCTCAAGGAACCCAGGGAACACAGGGAATTGATGGAACTCAAGGAACACAGGGCTCTCTTGGAACGCAAGGTTCTCAAGGCACAGTAGGAGCCCAAGGAGTCCAAGGTACTCAAGGTATTCAAGGAACTCAAGGTACTGCTATTCAGGGAACACAAGGTACTGCTGGAACATCCCCTTCAGGAAGCGCTACAGTTTCAGATGTCTTGATGCTAGGTGGTATGTAAAAACTCTGTACTGCCCCAGTGGATTTGGCTTTTACGGGCTGCCTCTAAATCAAATTTCACTGGCTTGTATACAGTTGGTTTCAGAGTATACGTAGCAAACCGCATTTGGTTTTGCTCTGCCTTCATTCTAAAGTTAAACACATACCAATCTACTGGTGCCGTAATTCCACGTGTAGCAATATCTTTCAACGCTTTTTCTGCGCCCCTTCTACTGACAACGTAGGCTGCACAAGACCACTGTTGATACGACCTACAGACATGCTCTTCATAGATATCGTGCTGTTGTTCATCGTATGCAAATAAAGAATCCTCTGGAACAAACAGTGAGAAGAAGTCCCAAGTAGGAAGCAGTTCTTTCATATAAGAATGAGCAATTACCTCAAAATTTTTGCTTAGTACAACATCGTCTTCAAATATAAACATTACATCGTGACTGCTATTTAAAAAGTTTTTATAAGCCAACCAGTTGCTTGCCCAAACCCCAATCACTCCAGAACTAGGAGGGAAAGTTTCTCCAGGCTGTGCATAGTCCTGCACGGTGTTCACTATAAAGTCTGGATTTTCATCCATAAACTTTTGGGCTTTTTCTGCTGTATTCAGGTACATTGTTTGTGAACCAAGTCTAGGCAGAAATGACATGGTCTTTAAAACGCCCTCATAAGAACGATTTCTTACTTCATTTCCAGTATCAGTGTGAAAAACTTCAAAGCAGGCACTCATAGTTTTTGTATCCAAACTTGATACCCCACCTCAAGTAGCCTGTAACGGTCTTTACAGACTGCTAGAAAGGCATCCACACCTCTCTTAGGCTCTAGATACCTGTCACCGTTGTAGTTCC